TATTCTGAAATCCAGTTATTGTTCGTGGAATCCATCAAATATCCACGGCCGAACATGCGGATGAAATCAGAAGGTAAAGAGTAAGACCTTGTGCCTGATACAGTGACGATAGACCCAGTACCGGCGTGTTCAGAAGGGATCAAGCTGTCGGAAATCAATTCATTCAATTCGTCCTGAACAGCATTCCTCGCAAGCCTTATGGTTGCCCCATGCTGCAAATCTGAAAGCGTGGTTGGAGAGTCTGTATCACCACGAATAATTCCCTGGTTCTCCATCAACCTTCCAATAGCCGTAATCAGGGTCATATCTCTTTCATTCCACCAAGGACAGGCTCTAGACCGGACCTGATCCTATTTAGAAATTCAGTTCTATTAAGCTTTGAAGGGTTCGCGTTCTGGAGGACGGCTGGTTTAATCAGCGTGAAAGAAAACCCACCAACAGGAAGCGTTACCTTCACTTCAACAATTGCGGAAGTAATTGGCTCGGGCCCCTTAACGGCTTTTTCTTTGATGACTTCGGGCGCCTCCTCTTGGGGGGGTCGAAGCCTTCTCTCGAGGTTCTTGGCGTGTTTAGCCCTTGCAGCCTCAAATTGATCCATTAGTCACCAAAGAAAAAGGCTCTCCGAAGAGAGCCGAAAAGACCTACGGTTTGTTAGTAACGAAGTGCAAGACTGTTGACTACACCGATCCAGTTCGCATTCAGAACCTTCCCGGCGAACCACGCCTTCCACGCAAGGCTTCCGTTCTCGTTATAGGGATCTGCAACGCCCGAGCTTCCGGGTTTGTGGTAGATCACCTCAACAGTCGGTACACGGTCATACATCATGTAGATTTCCTTGGCATGCATCTCGCCAAGACCGATACTCCCCACAGCCTCACGGCCGTAGATAAAGCTACGGTAAACATGGTGCAGGAGCGCGCTTGAACCTTGGTAAGTCGTTGCAACGGCGGACTCCGTAGAACCGTCCGAAATAATCGGAGCGATTTCCGTGGAGCACCAACGAACACCGCCTACAGCTCCAAACTCGCCCGGCTCGGTCTCGGTATACCCACCGTACTGCTCAACCGGGATAAAGCCCGAAAGACCCCGAATGTCCTCCTCAATATCGACGTGGCAAATCCCATAGTAGGACTGTCGAATCGGTTGAGTGCCGACATTCGTAGAACCAAACGCCGCTGGCGTGAACTTCATCGCACTATTGCGGTTCAACTGGTTAACGACGTTTTTAATATCGTTAAGAGCAATCGAGTTTGCAACAGACGAATAAGTAGCCGCAGCAGAAGTGCCAGCGTTACCATTTGGCGTGTTACGAACAATGGTCGTGGTGCCGTTGGTGAACGAATCTCTCATAAGCGTATTCAGCGACTCGCCAGCGTTCGCCCCCATGGTGTCCATGAGAGCTGCGCTATTGCTGTTTACGTTAAAGAGGTCGATTTCCTCCGTCACGTTGATCGCGTTGCCGAACTTCGCGATTGCTACAGTAATGTCCGTGATCGTCGGTCTGACAGAAGACCTACCGAACCCAAAAGCAGGAGCGGTGCCTTCCGTGTTTTCCGACAGAGCGGTTGTTACTGCGGTGAGGTTTTCAATCCGACGCCATTTAACCGACGCCGCGCCTTGAGCCTTTTCCAGATTGCCAGGAAGCGTCCCATTGAAATAGGGAAGCCTTTTCCGTGCCGCGGAGAGCAAAGTCTCCATAAGCACGAAATTGACCGGGGCCTGTACGGTCGATGCAAAGTTAGACTGGGTTAAAGCCATGAACTCGCCTTCTTAGTTAAAGGCGAGGACTACAGAAGCTAGAGAGGCTTTTTTTTAACGGCCTCCCCTGCGCAGAAGTATCTGAACTTCTCGCTGCCGATCGGCTGGGGTCATATTGACCCATCTATCCTGATCGGATTCTTTTGTCGTCGTCGCCATTTGTTGTTGACTTGCTTTAATGGCGCGTTGGTTTTCCGCAAGCTGAGGGTCCTGCTTGACCGTGTAAGTCTGTTTGAACTCAGTGGCTACAGCTTCCAAAGCTTTAGAAAGGGCACCCGGATTCTTCGATCTGTTGTTCCAGATTTGAAGCAATCGAGGATCTTCTTTGGCTCTGAGCTGGAAAGCGACTTCGGCAAACTTAGGGTCAAGACCTGACTTCTCAGAAATTGTGCCAACGGCCCGCTTTATATCGGCCTCTGTGCGCTCGTGGTGAAGCTCTTGGCGTAAGGTGCCAAGCTCAGAACGAGTCTGCTGTAGGGCGCTGTTGAGAGACGTAACCCCATTTGCAAGATTCGCCTGATAGGCTGGAAAGCTCGGATCAAACGGATCGGGAACTTTGAAAGCCTGCGGTTGAGCTTGCGTCTGGGTCGTCTGCGGTGCCTGAGTATTATTCCCTGGCTGGAAACTCGCGGCCTGCTCCTCAATCCCGAACTCCTTGTAAACCTGCTCGGTAGGAGAAAGCTTCGTTTCCGTGGTCTGACTTTGGGTTGCCGGTGCTTGGGTAGTCGCCGGCTGATTTACTTCGGCCATCTTAATTACTCCTTAGTCTGGGGTGAAAATCTGCATTGCAAGATCAAAGCCCTTCTGCATCGAAGAGGCTTCTTTCCATTGTTCTGTGTTGTCCTGCCCAAGCTCCCAAGGGGGAATAGTCGGGCGCAAAGATTTGGCTTTGTTCAAAAGACGCTGATAGTCCGGATGACTTCCGATCTCTTTTAGAAAGCTCACGCAGGAATTGACCAGCCGTTGAATGTGTGAATGGTCGTTAAAGCCGGCTGCTTGGACTGAGAAACGATGAAAGTCCCGTTTGCATTCAGCCTTGCTATGTAAGTAGTTCCACCCGGAGGAGTGAGATTCCCGGTGATGTAATAAGTATTTCCGCCCATCGAGACAGAGTTTTGAATCTGCGGGGGCGTGAGTAGATCATCGGCAGCTTTTACTGCTGCAAAGGCGGCATCACTGATGACAACAAAGAGGGATGCATTCATGCTGTCAGCACCTGCAAGGTTGTATCAGGAAGTTGGCGCTGCCAAATGCGGACGTTCTTAAACGTTCCATGAAGAGCATTCGCCCCACCGCCGCCGTGCTGACCTATCCCAATAGAGGTACTCGAAAAACTACCGTCGTAAGCGGCTGATGTTGAAATCAACCCACCTTCCGATACGGACATTTTCAAAACGCCCCAGGATGAGGCAACTTTCGCCGAGCGGTTAACTAGGCTCGTTACTGTCAATGCGACCGTAGTTGTCCCGTCTGCAATATTTATCGACGTTGCACTATTTGTTTGTGAAAATGAACTAGTACCGCCATTAAACGAGCTGACAATAGCGGCCGATGCCGTGAACAAATTACCGAATGAAGCAATTTCTGCGTAGGTAGAACCTGCGGCATCGGACACATTCCCAGCGCTTAGATAAGTCAGCACATCCGCATTTCTCGTCACCGCCACCGTCGTGGTGGGAATCGGCGTGCTCGCAAAACTCGCGCCGTCCTCAAGCTGCGCTACGTCAACGTCAATCGCATCGCCGCTCGTCGCAATCTTGAATCCGACTGTAGGGTTAGCCAGCGTCTGCGTCATCTGGACCAGCATGAACGTGGAGCTGTTGATGAGCGCCGTTACGTCCGTTCTCGTAGCGTCGTTGTCAAGCGTGATAAAGACTTGCCCGGTCCCCGTGACGCGCTTAATCCATACGCTGAACGTCTTTGCCGCGCTCGCCAGCGTGATCGCCTGCAGGGCCGTAGAATTAGCCCCCGCAGCAGTGCAGCGCGTGCAGGAGCTACCAACCCCGTCAATCCCAGTCGAAGTCTTCGCCGTCGTCAGCGTTACCTTGGTCCAAGACGCATTCGTAATGTCCCGAGATTGCAGGCAGCTATTCGTGCGCGCGCCCTCGACCAGATAACCACCATAGGCCCCTACAGTTGTATCCAGACCAAGGTAGTGAGATCTTGCTGTCCCGCTTGCAACATCTAGCTTCCAAAGACCTGTAGAAAGCTTGGAAGCTGCTGCTGTAGCCCTGGTGAAAGTCGGGGTCCCGCTTCCAACGGAAAATATCGTCGTTGTGTCTACAGCCCCAGAACCTAAATCAGCAAACTTCGCTTGAAAACCAGCCGTTACATAAGCCTGTCCAGCGGCAGAAATCCTCCAGCCTTGATGCATCGTGTCCCCAGCAGCAAGACCACCAGATGTAACGTGCATCGCCCCATCGGCCCGGAATCTGATTCCGTTATGCCTATAATTTCCTGTTGTCGGGGCATCTGTAGTAACAAACAACGCCCCGTCACCCGTCGTACAAATCCCGTTATGCCGAGTCAAAGCCCCAGGACTGTCATGCTCGATATAGACGTTTCCAAAAGCGTCCGAAGCTATACCGCCAGCCATCTGAGTACGGGAAACAATACTTCCTCGGAAGATGGTATTTAAGGAACCATCATCGGTAAAAAGCCTGCCGCTATGGAAATAGCTCAATGCAGCATCCTGTGAGCGATGTAAGAAACAATAGCTTCCTCATCTTCGGCAAAAGTTATTTCCTTGTTGGTCTCGTCTATCAACGCAAGCAGCTCCAGAATCTTCTTCTGGAGAATTGTGATTTGCTCAATGAGTCTTTCGACCTTGAAAATACTTGGAGCAAGGTCTATCTCGTGGCGTTTAGCCTCAATCTTCTTTTGAAGAACTACTACTTCAGCCTTTAAGGCTTCTAGTTTCTTTTTCTTCTTTTCACCACCCCACCACGCAGGAGCACGGTAACGTCTTCCTGATCCACCACCAGAAGGACTAGTAGCTGGCTGGGATTGATCTGTGTTGAAAATCGCGTTGTTAAAAATAACCCTATTGAAAATACCAGCCACTACGGCAGGCTGTTATAGGTGAAGCTAATGCTCGGGCCGACGTTACTTACTGGAGGCGCCGCCGAAAACGTGAGCGTGAGAATCGCGTCTCCGTTTATATCCGCGACAATATCGCCGGTAGCGCTAAGGCCAAATTGATTTGTCACGACCGAAACAGAAGAAGGAAGCACGCCGCCAAAGAGAATATTGAACGGTTGTTTTGAAAGATTGACCTTCAGAACCGTTGCCGTCGTGTCACCATTCAAGATGAAAGCAACGCCGTTTTTGTCCGCCTGCTGAATGCTGGTGTAAGTAATCATGATGCCCTCGTGCGAACTTCGTTCGCCAGCGTTACGGCAATGGAATCACCCTTGGTGCATTCCTCCATGCAGTCATTGAAATGCGCCAACTGCTCGGCAATCGTTTCTAGAGCCGTCGCGATCCTTTTTGCGACCGCCAGCATTTCCTGCGAATTATCTGACATGAATCCTCCCTAGTCGTTGTTCCTGCCCCAAGCCCAAATTGCAGTGGTGGCAGTAAATGTTTGAGCTGACGCAGCAGTCGCGATCAACGTGTCGTAGACCGTCAATTGCAATCGCTGGATTAAAAGATTCGTGCCTAGATCCGAGAAGAACGACGCAGCCTGAAACAACGTCGGAGACGTAGCTACGGCAGGATTACCGTTCTTCCCGATAATGTCGATCTGCTTCAACGCGCCAGATGCACCAGAAATCCAGCCTCGGCCTTGGCGCGCTATCGCGCTCGCTGTGACAGCCAGCGGGCAACCTGGCTTGCTAACGCTGGTAGCATCGAGCGTGGCACCAGACATTAGGCCGTTGCCGTTTGTCAGCGCGGTCGTTGAAATCGAGGCCGCCCCACAAAGCAACCTGCCTATCGGCGTTCCGCCGTTATAACCACCGATGATGTACTCGAAATAAATCTGCTGGAATGAACCAGTCCAGACAAGCGGGCCAACGGTTACGCCGGTCCCAGAAGATGTCCCAAGAAAAGTCCAGTTTCTTCCGCCCGTCCCATCTGAGGCATTATTCAGCATGGCGCGCGTTACTTTCGTTGCGCCAATCGTTGTTGCTAGCGCTCCTGCTGAAGTCGTTACATCGCCGGTCAATGCCGGAAAACTAGCAGCCTGGATAACTCCAGTTGCTGCAGCAACCTTTGAAAGATCAATCGCGCCGAATGCGACAGCCGTACCGGCGCCGTTTACCCTCAATACCGTATCCGTCGCGCCCTGAATGTCAGCGGTATTTGCGGTAGCGTTTCCGGTCACTCCAACAACCGACCGCGCTACGCCCTGGCGGAACTTCGCATCTGTAACAGCATTGTTCGCTATCGTTAACGCGCCAGCCGAGGATAGGGTAGCGTCGGTTCCGACTGTCACAGGCGCGTAAGCTGTTCCGCCAGCATTGCCGGCGAGGATCTGCCCAGCAGAGGGGGCCGTGTTCGGTACTATCGCCGCCTTCGTCTGCGCGTCGTTCGTGACGTTGTTCAGCGAGAGAATCGTTTTTGCGGTCGCCGCCGATAATTCCTCTGGAGCCCCGGCGCCGGCCGTATTGCGACCGATGAAGGTCTGCGTAGCCCGGTTCTCCATCTTCGCCAGCGTTACCGCAGAATTTGCAATCGTCGCCGCGAAACTGCTTGCCCCGGTCCCTGTAACATCGCCGGTTAGGGTGAGTGTCTGATCGCCGGTATTGGTCCCGCTAGAGGTTCCGGAAAACGTTCCGTCTTGGGTGGCTAATGTCCCGAGTCCTGTAACTACGTGGTTATCGTTCCATTCGAGCTTATTAACTTCCGCGCCAGGCTCATCTGGAAGGGTCGCGACCTTTGAATGAGTTACTATGACCGCCACTAACTAGCCTCGTGCGTGTAGCCGTCTTTGGTTCTTTTGGTCGTGATCTTCTTAGGCTTTGCAGCCTCAGCCGCTCTCTCAGCTTTCGCCTCTGCTTTAGCTTGTTCAGCTTGAGCAGCGATTTCTTTCATCCTCGCTTCATGATCGGCCTGGATCTTCGCAAGAGCTACGGCGAAATCGTTCCGTATCTTCTTTTCCTGCAAAGCAAGATCCTCTTGCATCTTCTGGCGCTCTAGAGCTATTTCTTGAGCAGCTTTTTGCCTATCGGCGTTATGCTCGGACGCGGAAAGTCTTTGCTCAAACTTAAGCTCTTGAACTTTTAGAGCCATCTCCTGCTCTGACACACGTTTTTGTATTTCAAGCTTCGCCATCTCAGCTTGTTGATTGGCTTCGGCCTCTTGAAGTTTTTGTTGAAGCTCTTGAATAACCTGCTGCATCTGCTGCATCTGGGCTTTAGCTTGAGGAGGAATCTGCGGACCTTGGGTCAACACATATTCCTCAGCACCCTTAACACCAGCGTCCTCGTACATATCTATGAGAATTTTCGGAGCGTTAAGAAGCGGAGCAAAAAGAGGGTTTTGTGAAGCGTTGAACGTAACCGCGGTCATCTGCTGCGCCCGTCTCTGCTCTCCCAAAATGCCTTTAGACCCAACAACCTCAAAATGAACAACCCTGGCGTCTTTAATCTCTTTCTTGGTGATCGTCAGGAAATCAGGAAGTCCTTTTTCTGGACAGTAGAAGGAATACGAATCGAGATTTTTAAGGTTCAATTCATGCTGCATGTAAAGGAAGGGCTTCAACCCTCCCTGCTCAAGCTTCCCAACAAAATCAACCGTCCTAATCTCCGATCCTTGCTGAGTATTCGTTACCTCCGTCGCGGTCTTTCTATCGGACTCACTCGCTCCTGACCGAATAGCATTAACGCTTGTTCCTTCTTCGATTTTCTGAAGACCAAACTGGACGCCCAGGAGAGCTACCTTCGGGTCTCCAATTTTTATTTCCTGATACTTGACCGCCCCGCCTCGAGCCGGAGTCTGCCCTCCAGGCCAGAAGTTGATACCCCCATTAGCTACTAGAGCCGGGTCGGTGCTGTCGTAGGTAATAGGCGGTTTGTTGTGAATCCTCACCCCGTCAATAAATTCATTGGCGAGAATCACAACCATTTTTTGCATTGGGGAGTTTTTCTCTATCGGGCTTGTAAAGTAAGGATCTCGAATATCCTGTCTCTCGTAGCCCTGATAGATGACTTCGGGAAACGGCAGCTCATTTGCTTTGTAGAAAATGACCGTCCCGTTTGCCGTCTTGCACTTTGAGTTAGGGAGATAAATATCCCCATCCTCCCTTTCAATAACTAAGTCTCCGTAGTAGGTGACGATCTCGCAGTCTTCTTCTTTTACGTCCTTGTTTGGGTTTTTCTTGGGAATCTTGTTGGGGTCGATGTTCATATACCCATCGCCCCTCAAATCCAAAACTTTGTATCTCGGCATATACGAAACAATCATCATGGAGCCTGTGTAAAAGATATTGGCCCCAGGAATTACCGAAGGACTTGAATCCGGATAACAGTTCCACATTGAATGTGGTTTCCAGACCGGAGCGTTTAGCGACTCCAATCCCTGACCGTCATAGACTTTGTTTTGATTCTCCCATTCGACAGTCGCGACAAACCCGCCGTGGTGTAGAGCTTCCTTAACCGATAACTCGACTCTAGCTTTTAGTCCAAAGTCAGAGTGCTGTTGAGTCATCAAAGACCTAACCACTCCGTCAGCCTTCCTCTGCTTGTCTTGAGGAATAGCCACAACGGACTTACCCTGTTGAGTTACGGTCATGGGAGGCTTTACATGCGCCTCCATCCAAGTCCGATTTTGAGGAAACGTCAGCCTCATTACATCCGCAGAAATAACCTCAGAGGCTTTGGATAGCTCTCCGAGCTCGAAAGCCGATTGCCAGTCCGGAGGAAGCTCCTTTCCGTTTGGGCCAAGCTTCTGCATCGGCTCCATGGCTATCTGTCTGTCAATCTCCCTCCATTTCCTCTCATGAGATTTTCTGTAAGGATTAGTTTTTCTAGTCTCAAGTTCTTTTTTTAGAAAAGCCTCGACCTTTTGCCAGTCGGTTTTGCGGATCTTCCGCTTTTTGACCTCGACATTTTTTGTATCTTCTTCGGAGGCCAAATTCTCTACCAGTTAGTAGCGCCCATAGGCGCAAGCTGTTTTCTGATTCTGACAACCTCGGTCGTTGCGTGCCTCAAAGACAAAGCGGCGTATCGAGTCGCATCCATCAAATCATCAAACTGTTTGACGATCTTTCCGTCCTCCCTGTGATACATGCGAAATTCCTCCAGCCATTGACTTAAGGTCTTAAAGACTTTGAACCTGCCTGTTTGCATTCTTGAAAGGATTTCTGCGATTCCAAACTCGACCGAGTTACCGCCTTTACCTTCCTCCTCTCCTGGAGTCGGGGGATTGGCAAATTGCGTGTGCCACATATTTGCCCCCTCGTCTCTATAGAGATCGGCGTAGGGCTTTCCGGACTTAGGTTCTCTATTCAGGCCGTCATGCGGCCAAATAACAGGAATCCACTTTCCCCTTCGGTTGAGCTGGGAAACATTTTCAGAGATCAACTGCCCAGGTTTCGAGTAGCAGTCGTAAACGTAAATAATGTCCCGGTCTCTGTCCCACGCCACCCAAACGCCGGCGAAGTCGTGTCCGATACCGAAATCCACCGCCGCGACTCGGGGCCAATAGGACGGAATCTCGATTGGATCGCAGACTATTTCAGATTCGACAATCTGATAAACCAGACCAGACCCCATCAATGGAACCCCCTTAGACCTCATGTCCCTTTGATGGGCTGGGACCTGCATTAGTAACTGCTCCCGCCTATCGTGATTCATATGCGGGGCGTCATCCCAGGTCGCTCTAATCAAAGCCTGACCTGGTTTAAGATCGTTTATGAGGCTGTGAACGACCTTCGTTATCCCGTCCTCCGGGGTGAAGGTCATGAACAAGAAGCCTCGAGTGGAAAACGTCGCCCTTAGATACTGAGCCCAAATATCTTCAGGGGCTTCTTCATCGGGCCAGCCCCAATCAATACGGGTGCCCATATGCTTTTTTGCACCCTGCTCATAGGCTCTAAAAGCGACTTTCGACCAGCTACCAGAAACATGCCGGATCATCGCGGAGTCGATCGCGTTTGGAACCCCGGCCTTTCTTGTTATCTTCCCAATGCACTCCAAGGGAATCGTTCCGAAACCTAGTTGCTTGTCGTCCGTGGGATCTCCAAAAAGCTCCTTTTGGCAGATGTCCCTGACCGACTCGTTTGTCAGCCCCCCGACAAGACCTGTATTTGCCCTCCTGATACGGTTTCCATCCCACCATTCCGGGTAACGGCCGGTAAGATGAATCGCGGCTTCCATCGCCGCGCAAGTCGTCTTCCCAACTTGATTAGCAGCCATCAAGGCTCTTTGAACTGCCGGCCTGTCAGACTGGAAACCTCTAGCATTGTGAAACGCGAGCTGGTACGGGTAAGGCTTGTAATGCTTTAGCTGATTGGTCTTTTCTTTTCTGTCCAGCGCCGAAAGAAGTTCAGCTAACTGCCTTTCAGGGGACATTCTTCTCAAACTTATCTATACGCTCAACGATCCTTGAGAAGTCTTCTCTAAATTCAGGGTGTTTCCAGACCATCTCCCGCAACCACTTCTTCCCGTCTCGAATAAGCTTTGCGAGATCTACTCTTGACGGATTTTTTAGAGCGTATTGGACGTGCTTTTGATAACTCCAGATGAATAGCCTTGCCCCGGGAAACTTAACCGCTGTAGCACTTAGTCTTCCGTTGACTTCATCCAGCAAAGAATCCTGCATTACGCCCCTAGAATGCTCTGCCAAGCCCCGGAAACGGCATCGATAACGATTCTTGATTTACCAGCTCCGACAGCAACACCCGTTGCAGCGGCTACTCCGTCAATCGTGTCCGCGGACAATCCAAACAGTTGCAGCGAGTTAGCCGCTGCCGAGTTTTTAATCCAGTGAATTGCTCCCCCACCTGTAGAAGCAGGAAGGACAATAGAATCCGCCGCGGTTCCTACGGTCGTTACGTTATGGAAGCTTTTAGTTGCAGAGAGAGCCAAAGCAGCAGCTTGCGTACCTCCAGCATGGGCCGTCAGACCTGTTTCTGTGCTGTTCAGCTTCAAAACCCCCGTAATACTTGGATTGGCGAGACCTCCAATAAGCGTAGCGGCCTGCGCTGCATCGATTGTTAGTGCCTTCGTAAGTGTTCCGCCTGTAGTGGCAGTCCAGAACTCGATCCTGGCGGGGACGGCCGCAACACCTACCGTTCCATCAACGATGAACTTGATTTGAGCAGCGATAAATCGGGTTGTTCCATCCTTCCCCCAAATATCTATAGAGTGAAGAACATCGTTGTTTGCATCTGGATTTCGGTTGCTTTCGATAGCCATTTTTATCCTTTACTCGTTAACCACCCACTGCAGAGTGTTCCTGACAAATCTTGTCTTGGTAACTCCGTGGAATGAATGGTCCGATCTGAAAAATCCGAAATAACTGTTGGGTGCGTATGGAACAGTCTTTAGAAGACTGAAGCCCGCAAAATCGTTATGCTTCTCAGGAAACTTGACCGCGTGTCTAGGAACAAACATTGATGTCCCAAGACCGTCTATCTCTTGATCGGTTAGATAGAAAATAAACGCGGCAAAGTCTTTCTTGCTATCGGTATGAGGACCTATTGAATATCCGGGGAAGTCGCGAGTGAGAACGACTCGGCTATTTTTCTTGTCGCCCCTTACGAACTTCGCCACTTCCGCCCAGAACCCTTTCAGATTCCGGTAAAGAAACCTGCTCGGGTAAATGTCGTTGTACCTGGAATATTCCTCATCCTTCGGAAGCCTTTTCAGCATTTCCGAGTACATCTCTTCCGGAAAAAATCCTGACCCTATCGTATGTTTATAGGGGGAGTTTTCCCACTTAAACCGATCCAAGCACCGTCCAGTCTATTTTTTCGTGACTGTTGCCTATAAAACAGGCCTTGTCGTGGATGTAGTCAGCGTTCGGGGTCTTTCCGAAGACCTCGTATTTGTAATGCTTGATAGACGGAGATCTTAGAAAGTTTCCAGTGACTACCGGCCGGGTTTCACAGACCTTAGAAACCCTCTCCATGTCTTCATCAAAAACCGTGAAACCAAACCACGAAGACTG